GCATATGGCTACCCGTATGTAAAGATTTTTTTTTGGATTTACTAAAAATAAATTTTGCTTTAAAATGCCTTATTTTGCATTTTTAAGTCATAGGTGTATATTTGTTGGACTATTCCAAAATAATCGCTCCTAGAGGCTGTAGGCTTCAAATATAGCTATATAAATTCGTATCTGTTACATAGTTCCTGCTTTTATCTCCATAATTGCGTATTTAGATCACTTTATATTTGACCTGGTGCAAAAATCGGTGCAAATCGGTTCAATTTGGATCTGTACCGGTGCAACAGGTGCAAAACGGGTGCAATTAGGTCAAAAACAGGGTCAAAACAGTAAAAATCGGGTCAAATTTGGGTCAAAAGTCGGGTCATTTGGGTCAATGTATTAGATGTTCAATTTAATTTGATATAATTATATTTATTACTATTGTTGCCCTGAAATGTAGTAAATATAAGGGTTTGGGGCTATTTCATCAAAAATGTTTTGTTAGGTTTCCTGTTAGGTTTCTAACAAGATTTCTTGTTAGGTTTCTTTACCAGAGATTAGATATTAGATATTAGATAATAGATATAATATATATGGTCATTTAAGCGTAATTTTTGCAATAAAAAAGAGCCTCCCATATATTCATAGGAGGCGGTTCCACATAAAACTCTTAAATAAAAATTTGCTCTTATTTTAATCAATATCACATTTAATACTATTTAGTATAGATTTAGTTGAATATTTAATTTAAAAGCCTGCCTGTGGCTATAGATTGATTGTACAGCATATATCTTACTGTATTCATTATTAAATTTGATTGCCGTTAGCTTTTTCTGAATCTTTTCTCAATACATCAATAGCTTTTGCAATCACAGATGGTACAGGTACACCCATCAGCCCGGCATTCTCAATGATGCTTATACACTCATTCGCTATAAAAGCAATGATAACAGCATCTTTTATATAACTTGTATGCATGATGATATCAAGTCTTACTGCTACAAGCACTATAAGTAGTGCAACACCTTTACGGCATAAACCTTTAAAACCTGCTCTCGACTCTAAAGCACCATTCTCACTTTTCTTGCTTTTCTTAAATATGCCTGCGACCGCCAGACCTGTAATGTAATCTACAGACATAAATACAATCAGAGTGATTAAAGCCTCACTCCATCCCCCAAAGACCATTGCTACAAATCCTCCTATTGCTCCAACTGCTGAATACAAAATATTTGCTCTCATTTTAACCTTCCTTTCTACTCTGCTAAATCGTAATTTTTCAAATCAGGCTTAGATGTATCATACTCTTTCTGATACTTGCCATCAGCGTCAACCCAATAATACAGATCCTTACCATCCGCTTTTATATATGCATTTATTGCCATAACTCCTGATTTCGTAAGATAAAAAGACATTCCATCTACATCTATCCATTGACCGCTGAGCATAGCTCCATCTATATCATTGAGATAGTACCAATCATCTCCGGATTTAAACCATCCTTTAGTCATATAGCCTTCACCGTTGACTACATACCATCTGTCGTCAATGTGAAGCCACTTATCTTTTTGCACTACCCCATCAATCTCATACATCCATTTACCATCAAATTCCACCCAGCCTGTAAAGATGCTCTTTTTATGTAGCTTACATGCCATGTACGCACACCAACTCACAAACTGCTGGCACCAATAGTTACCATTGCCACCATACCACTCTCCATATTTTGTGTAATTAGACATACCTGCATTCGCTGTCTTTTCCTCAAGCTTTGCATTACTTGCCTTCTCAAGATACCCTATTTCTTTTCTTGCAACTTCTATAAGCTCTTCAGCTGTGCAAGTACCACTGTTAAAAAGCGGTGTGCCGAATCCATTTATCCTATTTGTACCACCAACTTCACTGACCTTAAAGCGATACTCTTTTCTTGCTACTCCACCGCCATTACGTTCAAACGCTACTGCCGATGTATTGCCTTCAATTGTATGTATGATATATGTATCTCCAATCTTCTTTACATCTTCAACTATACCGACATGAGCAACACGGCCTTTTTCCTTGCTATAGAAATATATTATATCTCCGGCATGTGGTACTTTGCTGTATGCTCCTTCCTGTACAAAGTAGCCTTTTCCGGTTAGTGTGAATTGGCTATAACCACCTCTTAGAAGTTTCTTTCCTGCCGAAAATGAACTGTCCATTTTATCTCCTTTCTTTCAGCACAATATAAAAAGAGGGAACAACTCCCTCTTTTTGTTATTAAAAACGATTTTCCTGTTATTAAAATAGCCTTTTTTGTTATCAAACTACATCATCAAGTACTCATCCGTCTTCATGAACTCTTCTACAGCTTCTTTATATTTAGCCGGTACTTCATCAAGTGTCATAAGGCCATATTTAATCCTCGATGCAAAAAATCTAATATATACTTTTATTTTCTTCTTACTCATTGACTTCTCCTTCCTCATCGCTGTTCATCAATTCAACCAACATATTAGATAGAGCATCTATTCTACCCGTTAAGGTAGCCTCTACCTGCTCCACCTTGTCCATAGCTCTAAACATCAGTAGAGCCTGCATTTGAGATATTATTCCCATCTCATTTTTGACAAAATTTATGCTGATACCCTGCAGCTTCAGGCCTGTTATAGTCTCATCACCGACGTCACTTTGCACTGTCATAATTACAGTATTTGCATCAGTCAACTTGTCCTTAAGCTCGTCAAGCTTTGCAAAGTTATCTATCACAGTGACAAATGTATCACCGTAATGTGTTGACAACTCAATTTCTGTCTTATCTTTTAAAATCAATTTACTCATTCTTTCACCTCTTTTTAATTTATCAATTCTATCTTTGTAAATGTTACACTGCCTATAGCACTCGACATGTTATCATCACTATATGCATTCGCACATAATGCAACAAATGCATCCTTATTTATATTGGACGTATCAATAATCATCTCATATATATCTCCATTATATGTACTACCTACCCTTTCAGACGAGCTATGCATTTCATGCCTTCCACCAAGTAACCGACTTCTATTTTCCGCATCGTATAAGTTTACATATACCATAACTCCAGCCAAGCGATTGTATCTACCCGTATACATTCTAACATCTAGTTTATAAGTTATCTTTAGCTGTCTAAAGAATGTAAATAATATTGCTCTGTCAAGAACGAATCCGACATATAGTCCATTTGACCAAAGATGAAAATCGCTTCCTGCTGAAACACTTATAGTTGTTCCGCCAATATATCTCGAATACTTATTATGTGACTGTGTCCTATCACGATATATTCTCGCCTCAGGAAAATCCTTATTCGCCACTCCCCCCACGTAAAGTGTGTTGAAAGTGGCATTCTCAAAAACCGGTCTACCTGCACTGTAGTCCTGCATAGTACCGACAACACCATTGATATTTACACCTGCTTTTATATTCCAAGGGTAGAGATTAGGCGATGATAAAAACACCCAGTTGGCATTCTGAATGCAAGAGCCATTTTTTATGCCCACAATTATTCCCCTGCCTCGTCCGGCATAAGCATCATCCCACGCGAAACCTGCATCGTTATATGCAGTTAACACGTCTCCTGAGTTGCAAACCCAACGAGGTACAGTACCTTGTACACCTGCTATATCATATCCTTGTAGCATCTTAGATGCATCAATTCCAAATAGATCCTTTAGTTGCTCATAAGTTATGTATACATAAGACTCGTGCCCTTGAGGATGAGGGGCTCGGTGATACCATCCATTTTTAAATGTAACCCACATCCTACTCGCCCAGTCTTCTCTGCCTTGTGCAAAGCTTACAACACCACCTTCTCCTCTATCAGCTATTTGCCCTTGTACTGCCACACCATTTTTACTGGTAAAAGTGCTGCCTGCTACTACCTTATCTGCAGTGGCATTGCCCAAAACACTTGCATCTATACAAGTGTGAGGATGTCCGTCATCTCTAAGATAGTACGCATCTCCATTCGGCAAGTCTATGTAAAATGTAGGATTGCTTGGATCTGTCCAGTAATCTATTCCAAAGGAATTCGATTTGTTAATCCTATAGTTATTGTCCTTAGTATTAATTGATTTTATCTGCCCTTGCTTACCAGCTATGGTGAGAGTATCAAGCATTTTAGACCTGTCTACCCCAATTGTCTGTGCAAGCACCTCATATGATATGGCCACACAGGGCTTCCACTGCCCATTTTGTGAGTAAAAACCTTGTTCCATTCTTGCCAAGAATTTCAAATCCCAGTAAGCATTCTCAAAACTTACTGTATCTACTATGTTTCCACGGCTTACAATCTCGCCCTCAACAACCTCATCATCACTGTCATTAGTGACCGTCTTATAGCCCTGCAGCACTTGAGCCTTGCCGGCAGTAACATCATCTGATGATACTCCGCCTGTACCTCCTGCCATCAGTATTGCATCAGCCAT